GATAGATTAACATTTAGGCCTATTGAAAAGCCTGCAAAACCTAAGAAATCTAAGGCTAAGGAAGTAGAAGAAATAGAGGATGTGTTCCCAACAGAGGAATAATCTTGATATCCGTCATTATCTCATTGGCGATTCTATTAAGCCAAGCGGGATACTCTGAGGCTCAGATTCTATGTACCGCCAATTTAGTCCAAAAAGAGTCTAATTATAATCTGCACAGTCGCAACTCCAAGACTGGTGCATATGGCCTTTTCCAGTTGATGCGGGTAGATAAGAAATTAACCCTTAAACAACAGACTGACAGATATATCAAATATATCAATCATAGGTATAAAGGCGATGCCTGTTTGGCATGGAAACATTTTCAGAAAAATAACTGGTATTAAGCAAAGTTTTAAAAAAACTGGTATACTTGTATATGAAGAGGGTGTTGCAGCACCTTAAATAAATATATAAGGAGAAAGACAATGATTAAAGACTTAATACTCGTAATTAGAGTTGTAAGAATGAAGCGTAAACTCAAGAAGATTGAGAAGCGTTTAGATAAGATTAATGACATAATGTGCAAATCCAATCACACCATTGACCACATGATTGAGATATTGGAGGAGCATAATGACCTATAAGCCATATGAAACTTATGACTTCCAGGCTGATTTGCGTAAAGGCAAAGTTGGCGAGGAATTGGTAAAGAATTATCTATATGAAGAATCAGTCAAAGTAGAAGTAAAGACAGATTTAATGTGGAAGAAAACAGGAAATCTATACATTGAAGATGAAGTATGGTCACAAGTTCATGGAAATGTACCTGGCGGATTTCAAACATCAGAAGCACAGGTTTGGGCGTTTGTCATGGGTAAATGCGTATTATGGGTTCCTTATGATACTCTTAGCAGAGCAGTAGATAAATGGGGCGAGGAATCAGAATGCAAGAACTCAGAAAATCCGTCAAAAGGAAGACTAATAACTCCTGGACAGATATTACAGATGGAAATGAGAAGGCCAGCCTGATATATTATTGCCTATGTCATGGGTGTGTGGTGGGAGATAAAACCTGTGATGACATGGAGCCAATTGGCTGGGTAGAACGAAATGACACCACTTGAAGCATTAGAGAAATATAAGATTACAACCAGACCTACTGAATGTAATGCTTGCCCTCGTAGAGCGTATTATTACTTACCTGTACGAGGGTTTCTCTGTAGCCTATGCCTATTGGATTTGGTAAATGTGGGCGGTACAGAATGGAATTGGGACGACTATCCCGAAATATGGAACAGATATGATAAACTATAGACATTATGGAAATATTTGTATTTGTGCTGCTTGCCTATTTGATGATTTAGGTGGTTTGGGTGTCTGAGTATAACGACCCTCTCTATAGAAAGAATAGGAAGATTATCCTTGGTCAACCTGATGTGTTATGTCACTATTGTGGCAAAGAGAACCCTACATCCATAGACCATATACTACCCATATCCAAGGGCGGTACACATGAGATGCATAATCTACTACCATGTTGTATATCATGTAATAGTACTAAATGGAATCATATAAAGAAGAGAATGCCATATGGAAATCCAAGATATGTTAATGGTGTCAAATGATATATATCCCGCATCCCGTTGTCTATAAAACATTTATATCAAATAGTAAAACCTATAAAACCAAATATCCAAATATCCACATATCCACGAATATCCACATATCTGGTTTGAAAATGTTTGGATAAAATGGTTTTGGGTTTTTTTAGATATATCATGTACACCCCGCATCCCATCAGAAAAATTTAAATCTGGTAAAATAGTAAAAGGAGAAATATGAGAACTGGAATGAAGCAAGGCCCAAGGGAGCCAAGACTAATCCCTGATTCAGGAGGTAAGCAAATGGAAAAAGAATTTAACTATACCTTAGAAGAGGCTGTGAAAATATCACTGCAATCTGCTACATGGTTAGAAGAGGCAGACTTTGGTGCAGCCACACAAGCAATAATGTTGGCTCAGACTATGGATACTATGCCTGACCGCAGACACCAGATAGCCCCAATCCTTATTGGTCTGTTATCTAACCTTGGTCTTCTCAATAATCGCAAGGTAGGTACAGAAATGACACCAGCAGAGGCATTGGCAGTATTGGTTAATGGATAATTGGATTCCAACACATTACACGACTCCATTATCTGAAGATTTTGTTACTGATGGAGATAAATTAATCAACCTTGTACAGGGTGTATGGCGGTTGCCAGAAAAGAATGATGCACCTTTAGTATTGACAGAATGGCAGAAATGGCTCATCAGACATGTGCTTGAAAGGTACCCTGATGACCATTCAGACCCTGAATTGGCAGGTAGATTAAGGTATAAACAGGTTGTAATTAGTATGCCAAGAAAGAATGGTAAGTCGTTAATTGGTGCAACATTTGCGTTATACGGATTGCTTTTGCATGAACCAGCACCAGAAGTAGTATCAGTTGCTGCCTCTGCAGACCAGGCAAGAATCGTTTATAGAAGATTACTTCATCAAACACAGACTTCTGATTTATTAAAACATTTTTTCTCTCGTTCTACAGAGCATAGAGGTCTTTGGACAGCAGATGGTACTGGTGTTTATAAGGTTATTGCATCAAACGCAGGTACCGCTCAAGGATTACACCCATCTATGGTTATTTTTGATGAATTACATATGTCAAAGGAAGATTTATGGACTGCCATGAGTCTTGGCTCTGCAACTCGTCCTGATGGAATGATTTTAGGTATTACCACTGCTGGAGATGATACTTCTACCCTTTTGAAGAATCTTTATGAGCGTGGAGCCAAGGCTGTAGACAAAGTTGGTGACTTAGAACGCTTTGGATTCTTTTGTTGGGAGTCTCCAGAAGGCTGTGAGATTACTGATGAAGAGGCGGTAAGAAGAGCAAATCCTAACCTTGCATCAGGCATATTATCGTGGGCAGCAGTTAAAAATGAGTTATCTACCATGCCAGAAGCAGATGCAAGACGATATAGATTGAATCAGTTTGTATCTTCCATGAACGCTTGGCTTCCTGTAGGCACATGGCAATCATTAGACCATGGCGTTGTATCTAAGCCACTTATATTTGCTGTTGATAGAACTCCAGGCTGGGACCATGCTTGTATAGTAACTGCGGGCATAGAAGAAGATGGTTATGTATCAACAGAATTAGTAGCATCACTCAATAATACAAATATAGATAGTTTGGCAAGGCTATGTATGGACTTAGCAAATAAGCATAATGTTCCATTTTTAATGGATTCATATGTCCTATCTGACCTTGTTACGATACTAAAACAGAGAGGTTTAAGGGTTATTCCTGCCTCAAACAAGGATTTGGTATCAGCATCAAATAACGCATACCGTAAAATAATGAAGCGGGAAATCAAACATCCCAAAGACGAGATTGTAACAGTACAGATGCAGTCAGCAGTTCGTAAAAATGTACACGACTCTTGGAAGATTTCAAGAAGGGATTCCTCAATTGATATTGACGCTGCCATTGCCACAGTACTTGCAATATGGTTCTGCGACTCTAAAGAGGATTACCAACCCTTCATTGTAAATACGAGCATGATAGAATCTAAGGATGGTGAATAATAAATGGGCATAATCAGAGACTTCCTATTTCCAGATATACAGACAACTGTTGATGAGGCAGTAGAGACAGCAGTTAGTCGTTCAATCTTGCCACCTTCAAGAGAAACAACAGTTGTATCTCCAGAAGCAGCATTGAAGTTAGTCCCAGTATCAAGATGCTTATCCGTTTTGGAAACATCAATGATACAAATACCTGTAGAAGTTTACAGAGGAATAGAACAGATAGATAGTCCTTCTTGGTTAATTACTCCAGATGTAAATAAGAATGTAACTCAAGGTGAGTTTATTAAAGATACTGTCATTTCTTTGGCGGTACATGGAAATGCATTCTGGTTAATAACAAGAGGACAAAGAGGAATAACAAATCTTGAAGTTGTTCCAAATGCAGACATTGCAGTACATGAAGATAGATTTGGAAATGTAACTTATCACATTGGTAAGAAACAAATTGCACCAGATAGAATTAAGCATTTGAAACTTTGGTCACTACCAGGCCAAGTTATGGGTGAAGGTCCACTACAAAGACACAAAGGCACATTAAAAGCAGCATGGGATTTAAATAATTACTTTGCTAACTGGTTTGATAATTCTGCGGTACCAACAGGTATCTTAAATACAGAATCACATATCAATCAAGAACAAGCACAGACATTACTTGAAGCATTCCTTGAATCACAAAAGACACGCACACCTGCTGTCATGGGATATGGAATGAAATATGAAGGTTTAGTGTTAGACCCAGAAGCAGCACAGTTCCTTGAGAACCAGAAGTTTATGGCTCGTCAAATTGCATTAATGTTTGGTATTCCATCACAATATCTAAGCCTATCTATTGAATCAAGCGGTATGGCTTATACAAATACAAATGGCGATAGACAAAAACTATTTGAAGATGGCTTACAACAGTACATTACAAGAATTGAACAAGCATTATCTGACCTACTTCCAAGAGGACAGTTTGCTAAGTTTAATCTAACAACTTTCCTTCGTCCTGACAACAAGACTCGTTATGAAGGCTATGCAATTGCATTAGATAAGAAGTTCATGACAGTTAATGAAGTTAGAGAGTTAGAAGGATTGCCAGCATTACCAGATGGTGATAAGGTAGCAGAACCTGTACAACCAGTACAGCCAAATACAGACACACAAGGAGCACAGAATGACACTGGAAACCAGACAGTTTGAGATACGCTCCACTGATATAGAGTTGCGTGAGGTCAGTGGCATTGCTGTCCCTTATAACGACACAATTGACATTGGTGGCGGACTCAAAGAGCGTTTTGAAAAAGGTGCTATTGATATCAACGCAGATGTAAAACTATTTCGTGACCACAACGATATCATTGGCAAAGTTACTGAGATGCGTGAAGAAAATGATGGCTTGCATATTCGTGCAAAGATATCAGAAACACAACTTGGTAACGAAACATTAGAATTGGTAAAGGATGGAGCAATCCGTTCTTTCTCAGTAGGGTTCATCCCTCTTAAGGATGAGAAGCAGGATAGAACTATAATTCGCAAGAAGGTAGACCTTAAAGAAGTCTCTCTTGTAGCGTTTCCTGCATACAACAAGGCTGCTGTAATGGCAGTCAGAGACAACAAGGAGGAAACTTCCGTTATGGAAATCCAAAACACAACAGATACCTCCGCAGACATTGCAGAGGTTCGCACAGCAATTGAAGAGATTGACCGCAAGGTTGCTCTTCTTGCAGCAGAAAAGGACAACACAGTTGAGCCAGTAGTATCTTTCCGCTCATACGGTGAATATGTTAAGTCTGTGGCTAACAATGACGATGAGGGTCTAAAACTCCATCGTGATTTCACAGGTGGAGTACTTGCAGATTCAATTCTAAAGAATCAGTGGGTATCAGACACCGTACGCATCCTAAATCAGGGTCGTCCAACTTATTCTGTCTTCTCAACTGGAACACTACCAGCAGATGGAATGACACTTGAATATCCAGTACTTGATACTGATACTTCAACTGTAGATGAGCAAGCAGCAGAAGCAGACACACTTGCTTTTGGTAAGATTACTCTTACATCTGCAACCGCTCCAATCAAGACAATTGGTGGTTACACTGAAATGTCACGCCAGGTTATTGAGCGTTCTTCAATCGCTTATGTTGACACAGCATTCCGTGCTATGGTTGCAGCATACGCAAAGAAGACAAACAACATGGCAAAGGCAGCACTTGTTGCCAACGCAGGTAACTTCAATACAGCATCAGTTTCAGCATGGGCTGCAGATGCAATCATTGAAGCACTTGCAGATTCAGCAATGAAGGTTAACGAAGATACTGGTCTTCCAGTACAGTTCATCCTTGCATCAAGCGATGTATTCAAGTCACTTGCTAAGATTGTTGATGCTTCAGACCGCCCAGTGTTGTCAAACACAGGTGCAACAGTTAACACATTTGGTGCAATCAATCCAGTAGGCCTAACAGGCTCACTCTTTGGTCTACCAATTGTTGTTGACCCATCACTTGCAGCAGGTTCATTGTATGTTGGTAACGCAGCAGCGTTGACAACCTATGAATCAGCAGGTGCACCATTCCGTTTGAATGACGAAGAGATTACTAACCTAACCAACAAGTTCTCTGTCTATGGATATC